TTAAGCTCTCAACTCCGGCAGGCCTGGTAATTCCAGTGTCTTATAGTTATTACTATCCAGAGCATTCAGATTATCCATATAACCTATCATACGATGGATGTATTCGTTTTCTTCTTTTGTAAGGGGAATTTTCAGCAGGAGCCTGACATGCAGCAGAGTAATATTTTTCAGAGCACTATCAAGAAGTTCACTCCGGGCTTCCTCAAAGTCTTCCTTTGATACGCAGAAAAGGGAACTCTCATTTTTAATAACCTCACCATTCTCATACCTCCAGCCGCCGGAAATATCAATTAAGTCTGTTTTCTCATCTATGCTGACTTCTGCGACACTAAGTCCATTCGGCCAGAGCATTGAAGCATCCTTCGAAATACTGCGTATGACGCCATTACTATCATAGGCAATCTTTAGTGTGTTTTCGCTGAACAATTTCTGGCACTCATACCATTCGTTACCATTTTCATCAAAGAGAAAAAGAACACCATGTTGCTTGTTCAAAGCCCTGTCATCAGATGATACAGGTGCCCCAGGCTTAAAATTAGTAAAATGTATCATTTTATTTTTCGTTTTCACAGCCGATTGTCCACCACGTACCAGCTCTGCCAGTCTTAATCTGTATTGTTCTGAAGACAGCCTTGTAATCTTTGCTGGTTCTTTTCAACGCATTCCACTGGGTTAAAACACTACCCGATACATCTTTTAAGTCCCTTCCTGTTTTTTCACTTTTAGCTCCCAACCGGATACCTGTTACAAATAAATTGTCTAATTCGGATAGTGTTGGCCTTTTGTTAATAATATCTGACTGTTCTTTATATTTTTGATTAAGCCATTCACTCAGCTTGCCATTCCACTTATCTCCTGAGATATCTCCTTCAGCAGTAATTTCAGTTTGTATTTCTTTAGTCTTATCTTCTTTTTTATCTTCTTTTTTATCTTTTGCTGTGCCAATCCTGATGCCCTTTTTAACCGTCAGGACACCATTAACCGTGCCACCATTCAACGACAAATATTTGCCATCCACATCTGAAAACCTTTCCTTTAGCCAGTGCGTCAGCCAGCCACGAGATGCATTTGAACCAGGATTTAATTTTTTGAAACTCTTATCGTCTTCCGCGTTTTTCCAGTGTGCTGCATATACATCACCATTGCAGTCATACAGAGCATCACCGGCATACAGATTGGCAGCATTAACGTCCATTCCCACTTTTAGCTCTTTTTTTATGGTAAGCGAACCTGAGAGCTCTCCTCCCGTCAGGGGCAGAAACGTCTGTTTAGCCTGTTGTTCACTGTATCCTTCGCCCTTCTTTATGTAACGCCCATCCCCCTGCCCGAGATTCACGGCATGACCTGAGTTATCGGCATCCGGCACCGGCAATGCGCCCCCGGGATTGCCACACATCAACCACACCTGTGCGGCGCTGTCCCACTCCACCGTTATGAATCCTCCTGTCGTTATTTCGCCGCCTTCCAGCTCTTTTTTCGCCTGAGAAAGCAAAGTGTGCGCCTCACCGCCTCTGGCAGAAAATACAGATTTCCCGGTATTTGGCTCACGCGCTTTAAACGTCAGGCGCATGCCATCCACCAGAGAGGATATTGGTGGCTGATAGCTGGCAGCATAAGCATTCGCTGAGCCAGTATCATGCGCAAAGGTCATATTTCCCTGCTGGACTGATCTGTAGACGCCCACTGAAGGAAGAAACGGCGCACCGGGTGATCGTTTGATATTGTCTGCTGTGATGCCCTTTGTCCCGGCCGTAACAGTGATTATCCAGGCACTGATACACCCCGGATCGGCTTCAGGTGTCGTCTGTTTTCCTGAGACTGCGGATGTACCAGCTTTGAGCGATAAGCTGCATATTCCCTGCCGCACACAGGGCAGCGCTTCTCCCGCGTTACCCGGGCCATTGAAAGCCATCGACGGGTCTGCGGCGTTATAAAAAGGAAGTACCGTGCCGCCAGTATCAGCGTCTCGGTAAGCGACCTGAATAATGTAGTCGTAACTGGTACCGGGCTGTTCTGGTGGGGTTACGATAAAAGTATCGCCAGGGGTGATCCCCTGTTTGAGAATGGTATCAGAGTGATCTGCTGGCAACGTGGAATAAGCTTTATCGTCTATCGTCTGCAGACAGTAAATCTCACCTGCACTCACCTTCACCTGCAGGGATGCAGGTGTCACTGGAGTGCACAACAGCCCCGCCAGACAGGTATCTGAACCCAGTACAGCGCCTGCAAGCTTTGCCAGTCCTATCATGGCGAACTTATTCGTATTCAGTAAATCGGTTTCCAGGGGAACTGCCCCCGGATAAACAATCTGACGGTCCATACATTACCTCATAAAAAAGGCCACCCGGTTGGTGGCCTTTAAAAAACATTGAATCAGGTTTGTCACTCCACTCTGACCCAGACAATTGTGCCCAGCGTTTTAATTTCAGCTATTGCTGCGTAAATCTGAGTATCACTCACCGTACCGGATGACATCATAATGTTGTCGTTTTCTGCAGCAGAATGGCCGGATACAGCAGACATCACATATTGAGGGCTGCCCTGTATGCTCTCCGGTTTTACAGACCGGTGCACGATAACAAATGCCTGGCAGGGAATTGACCAGGAGCCATAATGCCCAGCCATGCCATAGCCTGATGTGGAAATGCCATATCCTCCTGTATCACCGGGCCGCTGCGTTTCAATTATCGTGGGGGGCAGGCCTGTAAGCTCTTCAACCAGACTGATGACAGCCTGTCGCGTTCCCCGTTGCCGGAACAAACTGGTGCGGATTTTATGACGAAAAACATCATCCGCGTCCTCCCCCGTCCGTCTCAGACGGGCACCAAAAAAATCGCGGGCAGCAATGTCGAGGAAGCTGCCACTGGCAGTACTGATGCGTGTCTGAAGACGAGCATACTGGTAGAGTGAATAACCCCAGGACAGGGATGTCGCGCACGCTGACAACAGGCTGTCCAGTTTCGGTGTTTCATCACCAAACCACCCTGCGGGCAGCAGCGTTTTGAGTCGTGTAAGAATATCACTGACGTCACCCTTGCTCACTCAATGCACCTCAATTAAACCCGGCCTGATAACCTCTTTAAAGGTTGCAGGCAATTCAGTCACCCCTTTATTCAATGTTAATACGGGGACATTTGTAATCATGGGGCTTGCGTCGAAAGCCACTCTTATGAGCTTAGAGGGAGACAGTAATTGTCCGAGACAAAGCCGGGAGATATATTTTTCAATAGCACGTTTCACTAGCTCGACGACCTCGGCATGATGTTCTGGCGAGTTCGTTTTCACTACCATTGAGACATCTGCAGTAATTACCACGGGCGGAAATACGCCGAAACTTATGGTAAATCCTCTGGTTTTCTCAATCGCATCATGGGCTTTTTTAATGAATGCATCTGAGGGCTTACCTGTCCCATCGTCCACCACTGCGAAAAAATAGCCTGGCTGAGGCATACCAGCGTAAGAGACATTCTCTGTCAGGGTGAGTGAGACCCCGCTCTGCATATTAAGCAGCGCGAATTCGATGGCTTCTTTAGTTGCTTTTGAAAGCGACGAAAACCATTTAACAAAACGTGCACGAAAGGCTTCATCTGTCTCAGCATCTTTCCCTCCTGTAAACGGTTTTGCGTTCGTCACGGTATCAATGAAAGCGACAGTCCCCGCAATGACACTCACTGTACCGGTCTGGACATTACCGGCGGCGCCTGCGCGGCTGGCCCTGACAGGAACGTCAATTGAAGCCTTATTGGCAGGCAGTTCGTAGCCTTGCTGGCCAGGACGAAAAGACTTAATCGTGCTGTCACTGACAACGGTGAATGTCTGCGTGCCATCCAGGGTTCTGACCTTTGTGCCTGATGGTATCAGAGCCTGCTGCGTCGTCGTGAACCGGCTGAAGGTGACCATTCCCGATGCCTGAACTGCTGAGAGGCGTCTGAAGCTGAAATCAGCCATCCAGCTGTCCAGGTCCTCACCGGAGCAGGTTGAAGCGCGAGTTGTCACCAGCAGTCTTACGACAAGTTGCTGAAGCCAGCTCGCTATACCTGCATTGGATTCAGCCAGTGAGCGGAGAATACTGCCGATAGAAAAATCCATCAGCTTTCCCGCACGAGCCTGAATAGCGATGATCTGCTCACTGACGAGTTCAGAGAAGGATTTTATATTGAGTGATGGCATCGGTTTACCTTGTAACGTCAAAATTGAGCATTTCCGGGGCGCCTGTTGTGGTATTGGTGTAAACAAGCGACACGCTGACACCACTCTCGATGAGGGCAAGCTTCACTACAGGCGGTGGATGGCTGGCAACCGAGTCTTCAAGCAGCATCTGACCGCTGATAAGCGCTTTCCACTCGCCCGGTCTTACAGGCTCACCGATCTTTTTGCCCAGACCGGCTCCATATTCAGGGTGAAATAAGTAGTCGCCGGGATTTGTCATGAGTCGCCGCAGGATGCGCTGTTTTTCGTATTCGCTTCCGGAGGCCGGGCGAAGATCGCCCGTGGAGGAAGCATCAAGGTCTCCCCCTGTAAAATGATAAAGGTCATGCATTGATTACCCTGGCAGTGTGGCATCTAAATGTTGTTCAGGTGGCGTGGTAAAACTGCCCTGTCCTGTTTCGAGATGGGTGTGACCGTTATAAACGGTTCGGATACGGTGTACCGAGCCATAGCGACCGTCATTATCGAGAATGTCTTTTTTGACTTTCAGACTGGCATCAATCAGCACGTCACCACCTGAAAAGTGATGTGAAGGCGCGTCGTATGTGATTTTTTTGGCCGCACTTAACAGCACTTCTCCGCTGTTCAGGAATTTCAGCAGCGATCCGCTTTTGTGAAGCAGCCAGAACTCCCCGGA